ACGCTCGCGAGGTGAGCAACGTCGAGCCCGTCAGGGTCGTCCAGTTGTTCAACATGCCCGGCGATGGCTACGAGAGGTTGGTAGGTGCTCATAAGGTGGCTATCTCATTGACTTCGATGTCGAACTTGGTGGTCGTCAAAGCTGTGCCCATCGTGACAACTACTTCGCCGTCATTCGTGGGTGGGGTGGTCGACATCTGCCCGGCGGTTGTACTGAGGAAGTAAGTGGCACCAGGGGTGAGGGAGGCGGCGCCAATGATGGCCGTCCAGTCTGCTTGGCTCACACTGCCCTCGGTCAGAACTGTCACCGAATCGTTCGCGGTCGCGCCAGTCAGGGCCAGCCCGATGACGTTCGCTGTGGCGATAGTTGTGGCGTCACCGAGATTGACTGTGTTGTTGGCGGACACATACACCGGCTGCCCGATGAGGATGGTCTCGTTCGCAGTCATGTCGTTCCTGCCCAAGTCTGGGTGATAACCATCCAGGACGGCGTGGACATGATCGCTGAAGCCTAGTGAATGCTCGATGAGCCTGACTCGAATCATGTTGAACGCTAGGGCGTCCAGGAAGGCGAGGGCGTCGTCGGCCGGGTCGCTGCCATGATTATTGTGTGCTTCGGCCTCGGAGTCGAGAACGAGCGTGTTTTGTGCGGGGTGATTGAAGTCGCCTACAAAGGTGGCGGAATCGGATATACCGAGCGGAGAGTATGTGGAGAGTCGCTTCTCCAGCAAACCCGCGAGGCCACCGGTCGGCGCCATCGGTATCCGAGTATTTGATGCTCTTGGGATCATTTGTATGCCAGCAGATTGACTTCGGCTCCAGAGGCTTCCTCAATGAATCTCAGTTTTCGGAGGTCCCCAGTGTACCACATTGGCTGCCCGACGGTCAATTGATACCCCACGGTGGTTGTCGGGTCTGTGCCATCATCCCGGACTCGGACATTCTGAAGTAGTGTTTGGATGAGAGCCACTCGACCGTCTCCGATGAGTACACCCGACGCTGCCACTGGGAAGATCTGTCTGTACCCAGCGGGCTCAAGTATTGCATCAGCAGTGAAATGTTCCGCCCAACCCATGGTAATCTCCAGAGTGCAGAAGAATTATACAGTAAAAAAGAACCCGGCGGGGGCGGGAACCCCCGCCGGGTGTCACTATCAAAATGCGGGCCTTTCACCCGCCTTAGCTCACGCGTACAGCACGCAACCCAAGTTGGTATCCAGCGTGGCAACGCCACACAGCATATCCAAGGTCACGATCGTGCCCTGAGCCTTGATGTCGTATTGCATGGCAACACGCATCGCCAAGTCGTTGTAGCTACCAACGGCAGCCTGAACGCCCAGGGCGTTGCTCGGCAGTGCCAGCGGGCGGCTGACCAAGGCCAGGGCATCCCGGTGGAACGCGAAGCACATCGAGCCGTGCGGCCCGGGGAAGCACTCATCGGCCGCCGTGACACCGGTCACCAACGGTCGGTCGAGCCACACAATCACGCTCGTGGTCGACACGGCGTCGACCTCGATGATCGTGTAGGTGTTACGCGTGGTGGTGCCGGTTGCGAGCAACTGACCCACGACGGGCAACTTGTTGGCGGTGATGGTGTTGAGCGTGATGCCCTTGTCATAACCGGCCGCGTACGTGGCCCCAACCACTGCGGGCTCGAACGCGTAGCCGACGGCATTCGCCGACACGTCGTACTTGTAAGCACCTACCAGCGTGATGCCGGTCGTCGTGCCCGTGTGAGCACTGATGACCTGCGGCTGCTGGTCGCCCGTGAACCAGACGAACGACCCATCGGTCACTTCCGAGGAGGCCGTGATCGCGATGTTCCCCGTGGCACCGGCCGAAGCTCCGGTGGCATGGTTAAGGGTCAAGGTGTCCGCGTCGGCGAGCGATCGGTAGACCACGTTCTGGTCCATGTAGGTGTCGAAGCCCAGGACGCGACCCAGACGGGCCTCTTCCAGAGCCGTACCGCCGTCGCCCCGCTGATTCGCAGCGATGAACAACTCGGTCTTCAACATCTCGGTCTCGGCCTGCGGGCTGATGACCAAGTTACGGCCGTTGGGGTAGGCCTTGTTGATGTTCATCTTCTCGCGAGTCTCCAAGATCCAATCCTTGGCGTTCGCGGACGACATCCCAGCCAGCTTACCAGCGGCGTTCGCTGCGTAGCTGAAGACCTGACCGCACAGGATGCGATCCACGGTGCGAGCCATCTGCATCGCAGCGGGCTCCATGTAGTAGCTGATGAGTTCCTTGAACGAGAGGCTCGCTTCCTCGTCCTTGATCGTGAACGACACGTAAACGTGCTGGTTCAACGGGACTTGGACGTTCGTGGACGAGGCATCCTGGTTGACGATGCTGTCCGACTGAGCCTTACGCTTGGTCGAGAACTCGCTCGGCCGACGGGTGTTGACCACGTCACCGTAGGCGGAAACCAACGGCGAGAAATCACGGTGAACCAAGTTGGCCATCACCATGTTCTCTTCGAGAATCGCGAGAGACTCCTGCGCCCACAGTTCGGGAACCAGGGCATCGTTGTCGTTCGCATAACAGAGAGGGTAGTGGTTCATTGCTGAACTCCTTAGTAGTTGAGTGAGTTTGTATGACTTACTCCCAGGTGTATCAAGTCTTGTGTCCCTGGTAATCACAAGACGACTCCCGGTCTTCCCGGTGGGCCCTTTGCTTGAAGGCGCGGACAATCAAGCGGGGCAGCTAGACGCTTATCGTTGTTGACTGACTTTGCTTTTGATCGCAGCACGATGCTCGCGATAATACTCGGGAGTCATCTTGGTGTAGTCGATGTCGCTGGAGGCGCCAGCAGCCTCGCCAGACCCGGACCCAACTCCACTGACCACATTACTCTTGAAGAGGCAACCGTGAATCTGAGGCAGTTCTCGCATACGCTTCACGGCCTCGGCCGGGGTGCGGAGAGTTTCGGTCGGTTCTCCCGTCTTTTCGTCGATGTCGGCGAACTTGACCATCGGGACCAACTCACCGTTTTCTCCTTCTTTCAGTTCGGTGCCCGGCTGCAACAGTGCAACGATATGGCTAGGGTTGAATGCGTCGGCCGCGACAGCGGCGTCTTGCAAAGACCGTTGAATTTCGTTGGTCTTGTACTTGTCTTCCCAATGATCGGCACGTTCCTTTTCGGTCTTCACGACGTTTTGGAACTTCTCCTCGGCTTGCTTCCGTTCGTACTCGACTTGCTGCTCCGTGGTGCGTTGGGAGGCTTGGAGATCGTCGAGTCGACCTTGCAGGCTGTCCCTCGCTTCCGTGGTGAGATTCTGGTTGTCCAGGAGAACCTTGTATTCTCCCTCAAGTGCCGCATACCTCTCGGTGTGCTTCCGTCTGTCCTCGGCGAGGAACTTGTTCACGTCCGTTTGACTGAACGTCTGGTCTCCAGCCGGGGGCTTTGCCGGGGGCGTTGCCGGGGGAGTTGCCGGGGGCTTTACCACAGCCGCCGCCACAGCCGCAGCCGCCGCAGCCGCCGGAGCCGCCGGAGGTGCGCCGTCGTTGCCATCGTTGCCATCGTCGTAACAAAGAATTGAGGTGTGCGTGTACGTGAGAGGCGTCTTCATAGAAATCCTAACCTTCCGTTAGTCGGCCCTACTAATGTGAATGATCTGGTCGTCTGTGAGATAGTTCTTTAACCATCCCCACACACGAGCAGTAGGAATACCATAAACAAGGTACTCCATCGCTGCGCTGCTGACGTCGTAGGTGGTACGAACAGCAGAGTATGCTTGCCGGATGACATTCAATCGATCGATGCCGTCTTCCGGAGTGAAGCCTTCGAGGAGTGCGAGTGCTATTTCGTAACACGCCCACTCGATAACGGTCGGGACACCAGTGTCTTGACCGCGCGGGAATTCCATATCCTGAGTCGCGTCCGCCGCGATGACTTCATCGCGATTCGGGGCGTCTACGAGCTTCTTGCAGTAGGGGTCTGTCTGGTCATACATGATGAGCCAAACAGCGTTTTTGACGCCCTTGTAATTCAAGGAGTCAATAAGCTGGGTGGCTTCGGTCAACGCTTTCGGTCGGTCAGCGGGGTTCGAGTCCGACCAACCTTCTGAATGAAGGCGGTTGTCAAAGTAGGCGTTAGCCTCAGTGAGCGTTCCGTAATAAGCCATGTCTCAAATCCTTATCCGTTGCCGATGCCGTTACCGAGTTGGGCCGAGCCACCGGCTTGCTTTGCCTTTGAGTACGGAGACTCAATTTTCTTCACCGCCGGTTTGGCTGGTTCGCCGGAGGGTTTGCTCGCTCCGCTGTTCTTCACAGGCGGTTTGCCATCGAACTTGGCTACCATATTATTCTCCCTTTTTGAGACTCTTACCTTCTCCCCTTACGGGAGGGGTCTTGTCGGATTTCAGTGCGGTTTCGTTTACTTTCGCTCGCTCTTCCTTGCCGGACTTCTTGTTGGGGTCAAGATCCTCAACACCTCTGGCAGCCATACCCTCTCCTGCTTCCGCCTTGCCAGCGGCTTGTGCTTCGGCTATTCTTTCGGCTCTCGCGATGTGGTCTTCTCTCGCTTTGAGATATTCACCTTCGTCGAAACCGATCGCTTCAGATCCTGTCTGCTCGCCGCATAGGCCAGCTTCCACGGCTCGGATGATGATGTCTGGGTCGCTCGTGGCATACCCAGCTTCGTCGATCTGCTTGAAGATCTTGTCGATCGTTTCGGTGGCCACTTTACCCGACAGCAGGACCGTGACGATATTCTTGGCCAGTTCATTCTTGACTTCCTTGCCCGGAACTGTGTACATGAGATCAGCCAATTCCTTGGCTTCACTCACTCGGTCTTCGTCATTCTTCAGACTGTAGCGATCCGGATATTTGACCGTGGCGATCTGACGTCGGGCAGGATCTTTGCTCTCGTATGCCGCCCAGAAGGAGGCAATGTCTCGCTCGGCGCTTTCCAACACAAGGCCGATGTAGGAAAGGCCAGCTTCCAACCCTTGATCCGACAGCTTCATTGCCTCGGCCGAGATCGCCCGCTGGCCAGTCTTGTTCTGGACGGCGAGGTTCACCAGCTTACGGATGTCATCCTCCAGCTTCTCTTGCAGTTTCATGGATGCCAAGAGAGGTTCAGGACTGGGGTGAATGAAGGAAGGCGCTTCGGCTTTCAGATCGTATGTTCTGCCGTGGGTTGTGCCTGTCCGAGCCTCGGTGCCGGGATGACTGTTGTCGGAAGTGTTGGACGTTCCGTCGTCATCCACGGTCTGCTTCAAGTGGCTTCCGACTCCTCGGTTGTCTTTCTGTTCGACATAGAACGGGAAGTTCGCCTTGATCGCATACGACACATCGCTGGAACCCAGATTCAGCAAAGCGACTTGATGCTTGTAGACATCCTTCAGTAGGCTACCACCGATACTCAACATCGTGAACGGGATTCGATCGAGGCTCAGTTGGATGACCCCGACATTCGGGTCCTGCGGCGCCCCTTTTTCCTGGAGAATATCCCCTCTCAGGTCAATGAGGTTGTCCTTCTCGTCGTACAGCTTCATCTTGACCTTGCCATCCGAAGGGTCGATCCAAAGGAAGCGATAGCGAACATACCCACCGCTGGGCAGATGAGCGCCGTGCGCGAACCCCTGGTTGTAATTGATGCCACGATCTCGAAGTAGGATTGCGGTGAAGTCGCCCGGCTCTTCCGGCTTGGCGACCGCCCACGACAATATGTCTTCCACCCTGTACATGTACGTGTAGGGTCTTGCGTTCCCCTCATCGGCCATGGTGCGGAAGCCAGTCAGTTGAGGCATGTCAACATACACCCCCGCTCGGCCCATGACCAACAGTTCGGTCAAGACATCGATGCCTAAAAATCCTTGCATGGAGGAGCCCTTGTTGTCGACTCCGCCGATCTCTCCGGCGGCAGCGCTCATATAATTCTTGCTTCCGTCGCGTCGTGTCACATCTCGCAGACGCTGGAAAATTGAGTTGCGAACATCATTCACGGCTGCCTTGGCATAGGACGGGATCGGAGTGTAGAACTTGCGAGTGGCAAAGTCTTCCTGGTCTTCTCGGTTGCTGTATCTCTTCAGGTTCCTGTTTACGAACGTGGGACCTCCTTCGTAGGTACTTCTCCAATCGAACCAGTACATTTCGTCAGTTTCGTAATCGGGGTGCCTGATGGCGGTCAAAAACTTGTTGTCTCGTGTCATCTACAACACCTTTCCCTGTACGTCTCCACCTGATCCATCGCTGGCCGCGAACGGCAAAGCGATCTCTGCATAGGTCATAGCGTGCGCAAAGTGGTCAGGCGAATTATTCAAGTAAATTGCTTTTGGGTTTCCCTGATCGTCTCTCTCGTAAGTCCTTACGAGTGCCTTCAGGTTTTCCTTGAACTCATGTGACGTGTCGGCTGGAAGATGGATTCGATCCGAGTGGAAGCGTCCCATGGAGGCGTCCAACCAGTTCGTCCGGTCGACCGTGACAATGGGGGCGCCGCCGTCCTCTTCCGACACTTGCAACTCTTTCCCAGTCACGCCCCGCCGGTATCGGCACAAGTAGACATAACCGGGGAAACGTCGCGCGAATCGCCGGGCGTCATTGATCTGAGGATCAGCGTCGATTACGGCACACTGAACTTGCCACTCCCGCATGAGTGGATCCAGGGTCTCAAAATCGCTTCCGGGAAGTTTACCCTCCCAGAGAACCTTCGCGAACGCCGCCGCATTCAAGTCCATACCCCTGACGTTGCTCAGCAGATATTCGACGATGACTACATGGTTCATCTTTCCTTGATCGATTCCCATGACAATGAGACGCTCGGAACCGATGTCAGGGCGTTGGTTTGCCTTGAAGTAGTTCTGAACTGCAACGTCGATCTCTCCGTCCGTGATTTGCCCGCCATCCGGAATGTAGGGAAGGCCCTGTTTCGAGTTGTGAAACTCGACCATTGCCGCTTCATCGCCCACACCGCGAAAGTAAGCCAGAGCCAATTCACTCGGCGTCACCGTGTAGGAATACATCTGATTGATGTAGAAGCTGCGGTGGTCGTCGTCTACGTGTACCGTTGGCTCCCAAAAGGAACCGTCCGGGTTGGTCGCCGACTTCTCTGTCAGGAACTGAAGCTTCTCTTCATGCTCGATCTTCTTCTTGCATTCCAAGCACTTCAGGTGTGATCGTTTGACATCCGGGTCGGTTATTGACTCACCGCAAATTTCCAGACAGTCTGGAAAAATGAACTCTGTCTTCCTTCCGCATCGGGGACACTTGAAGTAGAAGTGCTCTTGCGAGCCCTGCTTGTACAAAGTGTGGATGATGGAGTTCGGTATCGTCGGCGTGCTCAAGGAGAACACAAACTTCTTCAGTTGACCAGATAGTCGTTCAAGGGCGAGTCCGATCGCCCTCTTGTCCATTTCGTCTGCTTCGTCAAGAATCAGAACGGAAACCGGAATCGACTTCAGGTTCGAGTCGCCACGGGAGCCCCGGATGTACAGGTTGACTCCGCCAGCCTGTTTCAGACCTACCGTGTTGGTGTCAGTGAACAGGTTCTTCAGGTACTCACTGTAGAGGAGGGCCGTGTTGAATCGCGACTTGCTGAAGTCGCTCGCGTTCAACGCCGTCGGCAGCACGTACAGCACATCTCTCTTCTTCACATCGACCGTGTGGAACGCCACATTGATTCCGACTTCGGTGAGGCCCATCTGGGCGGCCTTCATCACCGTGTTGAAATCAGAGTCCGAGTCATGTACCTCGCGGCACCAGGGGTGATACTTGTAGCCGTAGGCACCAGGGAAGGGTTCGCCCATGACCCGACGCTTCGTGGCCCACCTACTGCGAGTGCTTAGTGTGCGCGACACCAAGCCAGATTGAAGTGTTTCTCCGAAGTCGGTTAAAAGTCCCATTCATCCCTACTTCCTTGCCTGCTTTGGCTTCGGGCGTTTGAACTTTTCGAGTGCCGTCCCTGTGGGGTTGAGCTTGTGCTCTTTCTCTTTGAGCCTTCCGAGCATGATCGACCTGTTCTTGCCGTGCTCGATCGGGTGCTTGGAGGTGGTGTGAAGACCAACGTCAGTCACGCCAGCCGTCACCACGCCGTCTACTTCGATGAACCAGTATTCAGGCTCGTCGGTGGCCTTTATGTCATAGTTGCTCATGCGGGGCCTCCGTCGGTGAATGTCCACGAGTCGTCGTCATCCAAGGTGGTCCGGGCGGTCGTAGCGGCGCCAGCCGAGTAAGTTGAGCTTCCTGCGTGGAAACTCACGTTATTGTTGTGAGGTCCGGCTTCCCATCCGATCAATAGTGCATCATAATTGGCTGTCGACAGTTGTCCGTTAATCAGGAAGTTGGTCGCTTGTGTCAGGGAGGAGATATTCCAACTGCTCAAGTCCTGGTCAAATGCCGGGCAGTTCTGGAGCAGAAAGTTCAGGTTTATAACATTTGAGGTGTCCCAACTGCTCAGGTCCTGATTGAACAAGGTGCAGCCTTCAAACATATAGGACATGTTGGTTGTCAAGGGCATGTCCCAAGTGGAGACATCCCCGTTGAACGATTCGCAACCCCTGAACATGCAGGCTGTTCTTGTCGCCGCCTCCATGTTCCAATTGCTGAGATCCTGATTCAACGCTGTGCAACCCTTAAATACTTCGTCCGATAGGAACACGTCGCTCACGTCCCAAGAGGACATGTCCTGGTTGTAGGCTGCACAATTTTCAAACATATTTTCAATGTTTTGTGCGCCGTTAAGATCAAGAGCGCTCAAATCCCCATTGAATACTGTGCAGTTCCTGAACATGGAGGCCAGAACAGAGCCACCATTCTGGACGGTAAACACATCTACTGCGTTGCATGTCATGTTCGAGCAGGTACTGAACGCAGTACCGGTAGTGATGTGGAGAGGACCCCAACTTGAGATGTTGGTAAGTTTCAACTGGTCGCCACCTATTGAGGACCTCCACCCATCTACCTGTCCCGTGATGTTGACGGTGTAGATACCGGGGGAATTGTATGTGTGAAGCTTCGCAGCATCATCGTGAGCCGTTATGTCGTCGCTCTGTCCGTCGCCCCAGGTGACGTGGAAGTTGAATGTTCCACCACTGCTTAGCCCCAACGTGATCTGTTGATCGTTCGACGTGCCGGTCTCTTCAGTGTTCCACGTTGTCGTGAAGGGAGCCGGGCCGCCGTCGGTGAATACCCACGAGTCAGTGATATTCAAAGTGGTTCGGGCGGTGGTGGCGGCGCCAACCGAGTAGGTCGAGCTTCCTGCGTGGAAACTCACACCATCGTTATGTGGTCCGGCTTCCCATCCAATCAAGAGGGCGTCGTAGTTGGCGGTTGAGATTTGTGCATCCCTCAGGAAGTTGGTTGCCGCTGTTAGCGACGAGATATTCCAACTGCTCAGGTCCTGGTCGAACACATAACAGTCTTTCAACATAGAAAACATACTTGTGACATTGGCGGTGTTCCAGCTACCGATGTCCTGGTTGAACATTTCGCAGCCATTCAACATGTTACCTGTGTCGTGTACTTTCGACATGTCCCAACTGCTGATGTCCCCATTGAACGAGGTGCAGTTCTCGAACATATTGTGTGTGTTTTCCAGGCAGTTTGTGTTCCAACTGAGATCCTGGTCGAACGCAAGGCAATCGTTGAACATGTGAGATGCGTTTCGCATCGCGCTGGTGTCCCAATTGCTGAGACTCTGGTTGAATAAGGTGCAACCATCGAACATAGACGCAGCGAGGGTCATGTTGGAGACATTGGATGCGCCCAACCCAGACCAGTTGAAACTGGCGCAGAATTTGAACATAGCATCAGCATCTGTGACGTTTGCTGTATTCAGCACGTCGGGGGCGTTGCAGGTCATGTTGACGCAGTTATAGAACGCGGCGGAGTTGGCAATTACCAAAGGACCCCAATTCAAAACATTCAGGAGTTTTGCTGCATCAGCAGTCTGCATTGTCCAATACTCTATCTGTCCTGTGATGTTGACAGTATAGATGCCGGGGGAATTGTATGTGTGAGTCTTCGCGGCATCATCCCACTCCGTTATGTCGTCGTCGTTGCCATCACCCCAGTTGACGTTGAAGTTGTACGTTCCGCTGGGGTGAAGACCCAACTTGATTTGGTTGTCGGATGTCGTGCCGGTCGCTTCGGTGTTCCACGTTGCCGAGAATTTCTCCTCGCCTCCGTCGGCGAAGATCCACCCGTCATTGACATTCAAGGTGGTGCGGGCGACGGTTGGATCACCGGCCGAGTAGGTTGAGTCCCCTGCATGGAAATTCACGTTATCCTGATGCGGCCCTGCTTCCCATCCGATCAACAGCGCGTTGTAATTGGCGGTCGACAGTCGGCTACCATTCAGGAAGTTGGTAGCTTGTGTCATCGACGAAATGTTCCAACTGCTGAGATCCTGGTCAAATGCCGGACAATCTTGGAACATGAAATTCATGTTCGTGTTGTTTAAGGTATTCCAGCTACTGAGGTCCTGATTGAACACGGTACAACCGTCAAACATATAGCTCATGTTGGTTGTCAATGGAGTGTTCCAAGTGGTGATGTTTCCATTGAACGAGGTGCAGTCTTGGAACATATTGAGTGTGTCGGTGACCGATGCCAGATTCCAACTGCTGAGATCTTGGTTGAATGCAGTGCAGCCATTGAACATATCGTTTGCCCGTTCCGCGAGTGACACGTCCCAACCTGTCATAGGTTGGTTGTAACTCGTGCAATTCAGGAACATGTCGTCAAGTCGGGTGCTTCCGGTTATGTCGAGACCATCCAAGTTCCCGTTGAACAACGTACATTCCATAAACGCGCCAGCAAGTCTCCATGAGTGCCTTAAATTTATAGCTGGTAAGTCAGTCGCATTGCAGGTCATCAAGGAGCAGTTAGAAAACACATTGTCCTCGGAGATGACAAATGGACCCCAGTTCTCAATGTTTACGAGCTTCTCTCTGTCAGTCCAGTTGTTGCTCCGGAACCCCTCTATCTGTCCCGTGATGCTGACGTTGTACGTCCCGATGGAATTGTAGGTGTGGGTGAGAGCGGCGTCGTTGTAGGTCGTTATGTCGTCGTCAGTGCCGTCGCCCCAATCGACGTTGAAGTCATACGTGCCATCGTTATCAAGGGGGATCCTGATTTGGTCGTCGTCCGTGCTGCCAGAGATGAGGTTGTCCGTTTTCCATTGCGTGATGAACGCGTACATGCCGCCGTCGGTGATGATCCAGCCATCCGACACTAAACTTGCTCGCGCTGCGACAGCGCTGATGCCGTACTGCGAACTGCCAGCGTGGAAGTCGACCCCACTCAGAACTGTCTGGGCGGCCCAGGCAATGAGCAACGCAGTGTAGTTGGTGGTCGACAGTTGGTCGTATTGCATCATGTTCGAGGCGTCAGTCAACGCCTCCACGTTCCAGCTACTGAGATCTTGGTCGAAGTCAGGGCAGGACTGAAGCATGGAGGCCATGTTCGTGGTATTGGCCGTGTCCCAACCACCAATGTCCTGATTGAACACAGTGGCATCTTTGAACATGCGGTACATGTCCGTTACGTTGGACGTGTTCCAACTGCTGAGATCTTGATTGAACGCAGAAGCCAAAACGAATACAGCTTGCATATCCGTCACTTTGGACGTGTTCCAATCGCCGATGTCCTGATTGAACACACTGGCCCGGCCGAACATGGACTGCATATTCGTTGTATTAGCCGTGTTCCATTCCCCAATGTCTTGATTGAACGCAGAGCATTCGTAAAACATTGTGTACATGTCTGTTGCTGCGCCCGTGTCCCAGATGTCAACACTCCCGTTGAACACGGAGCAATCTCGGAACGTCGCAGCGAAGTTCGCGGTGTTCGACACATCCCAACCACTCAGATCTCGGTTGAACAGCGAGCACTCACGGAACAAATAGGACATGTTTACCGTGCTTGCCACATCCCAATCGTCAACATCCCCATTGAATGTGCTGCAACCACGAAACGCCTCAGAGAAGTTCTCCACGTTCGACACATCCCATGAAGCGACCCCACCGTCGAGCGACGTACAGCCATAGAACGTGCCGGTCAAGTTTGTGGTCGAAGACAGGTCGGGACTATCACCTGCGTTGCACGTCAAGTTGACGCAACCGTGGAAAGCGTTCCCAGTGTTCAGCAGAGCAAGGACGCCCCATGAAGAGATGTTGAGGATCTTCTCTTCGTCGCCCGCGTCATTGAATCGCCAGCCTTCGAGTGTCCCAGTAATGGTGACCGTGTAGTTGCCGGACGAGTTGTAGGTGTGCGTCACTGCGGCGTCATCGTATGCCGTGATGTCGTCATCGTTGCCGTCGCCCCAATCGACGTTGAAGTCGTAGTCGCCGGTGGCTTCGAGCGGGAGTGTGACCTGAACATCATTCGACGTACCTGCGTTGT